GGGGCCACGGTCCTCAACTACAAGCAGTACAACCGCGTCGGCCGCGCCGCGGTGATCAAGGACTTCTCTGACGATCTCCCTGAAGTCCAGGTGATGGGGAAGGAGTTCTTCGTCCCCTTCAAGAACCTCGGCGACTCCTACGGGTACAGCGTCGACGAAGTGGCGGCGGCGGTGCTCGCGGCGCAGAACGGCGCGCCGGGGCCGTCGCTGGAGCAACGCCGCGCGATCGCCGCGCGCGATGTGATCGAGTTCGGCATCGACGACATCATCGCGCTTGGCGACACCGACACCGGCATGACCGGAATGCTCAACGCACCGAACGCGCTCACCTACGTCGTGGCGCCGAACGCGGCGGGCTCATCGACCGCATGGGCGAACAAGACTGGCTCCGAGATATTGAACGACCTGATCGGTGTGTCGAACTTCGTCGTCGACCAGACCAACGACGTGGAGAAGCCCGATACGGTCGTGGTGCCGGTCACGCAGTATGGGCTCCTGACGAAGCCGCTGCAGACCGGGTCCCCCGTGACGGTCGCGCAACACTTCCTCGCCAACAACCCGTACATCAAGAGCATCGAGAAATGGTCGAAGGTGAAGGGCATCGGCGTTGGCGGCACCGACCGGATGGTCTGTTACCGGCGCGACCCGATGGCGCTCGAGTGCCACATCTCGCGCGAGTTCGAGCAGATGCCGCCTCAGCTCAAGAATCTCAAATGGATGATCGCCTGCCACTCGAAGACCGCGGGCGTCGCCGTCTACTACCCGCGTTCGATGGTCTACGCGGATGGGATCTAGCGCGATGGACCAGGTGGCAGTCGTCAACAGCGATGCGCCCGTGCGCATCGAAGGCATCCTCGATCTGAAGGAGGGCAGCAATCTCGTCGACGCGAGCGCGTGGGCCGCTGCCAAGGCGAATCCAGTCGTGAAGCTCTACCTCGAGAGCGGTCGGCTCAAGGAGCTGCGAGCGGAGGATCCCGATGGCGACGCCAAGCGCAAGCGAGCGCGCGGATGACCAAGGTCGACATCGTCTTGATCGCGCCGGAATTATCGAGAGTTCCCAAGGCCCAGTTCGAGACAGCGATTCGTGACGCAGCCTTGCAAATCAATCGCCACGTCTGGGGCTCGAAGGCAGACCTCGCTCACAAGTACCTGGCGGCGCATCTTGTCGCGCTCGCTCACCTCGATCGGCTCGTCGCCGGCAGCGTGCAGTCCGACAAGGTCGGCGAGGTCGCAGCGACCTACGCCGCATCGGGATTCACTCAAGCAGACGAATTGGACGCGACGCGCTTCGGCCGCGAGTTCAAGCGGCTGCGGCGCCAGCTCGGACTCGGCATCGCTGTTCCTTGAAACCATGGCGACGAAAGCTTTCTCCCTCAAAGACGACGATCGTGTTTGGGAGAAGCTCAAGACCGATCTGGGGCGCCTCGCCGAGGGCGAGACGTGCATCAAGGTTGGTGTCGTGGGCGAGGCAGCAGCCGAGCAGCACAAGGACGGCATCACCAATGCCGAGCTGGCCGCGATTCACGAGTTCGGCGCGCCGAAAGCGCATGTTCCGGAGCGGTCGTTCATCCGCTCTACGTTCGACAACAAGCGCGTCGAGTACGAGCGAGCGTTGCAGGAGCTGACTTGCCGCCTCTTCCGCGGGGAGCTGAACGGCGCCGAGCTGCTCGTGGCTCTCGATGGTTTGGGTTCACGTATCGCCGAGGACATCCGCAAACGAATCGAGAGCGCGGCGATCAGGCCGGCGGACGAGGCCGCGACCGAAGAGCACAAGGAACGGCGCGGCGGCGACCAGCGCGCGCTCGTCGATACCGGCGACCTCCTGCGCAGCATCGGTCATGCGGTGGTGGTGAGCGGGCAAGAAGAGCAATGAAGCTGTCGAGGATCTTCGCGCACCTCGGGAGCAGTAGATACATCGTCACGCGGTTCTCGCCCGGCGATTACGGTGGCGCGGTGGAGAACGGTCGGTTCCGGCCCGGACCGAGCGAGACGTTCAAGGTCCGCGCGGTGATCCAGCCGATGACGGGCGAGCAGCTTCTCCGGCTCCCGGAAGGCGAACGCACTCGCGAGCGCATAGTCATTTTCACCGCCGCGCCGCTCAGAACTGCCAGGCAGTCCGAGGTGGCTCTGGCGGATCGGGTCGAGTATCGAGGGGAACAGTTCGAGGTGGAGTCGGTGGAGGCGTGGGCCGGGTACTACCGCTGCATCGGCGCGAAGGTCGAAGAGTAGGTGGACTGGCCGAAGATTGAGGACGCTCTCCACGCCTGGCTGAAGGGCGCGACGGGCGTCACCTGCATCTGGGCCGAGCAGAGCGCACCGCAGCCGAAGCCGCCCTATTGCACGCTGCGCATCGACGGCCCCCGGCGCCTCGGCGGCGCGGACGAACTCCGCCAGGAGGCGGACGGCCACGACGTGCGGCAGCTGGCGGTCGGGCAGCGCGAGCTGACCGTGCAATGCCAGGCGTTCACCTCCGGCACGAACGGCCAGGCTACCGCGCGAGAGCTGCTCACCAAGGCGCAGGCTCGGCTCTCGCTACCCGCCGTGCAGGAGCAACTCGCCGAAGTCGGTCTCGCGGTGATCGACGAGGGCAACGTCCAGAACGTGAGCACGGTCCTCGAGACCAAGTGGCAGGGCCGCGCGGCGCTCGACGTTCGATTGGGCTGCGCCGACTCGGCCGGCGAGCGCGTCGAGGCCATCGAGTCGGTCGAGTTCGAAGGTCCCTGAGCAGATCCATGTCACTCAACGACGTCGTCCGCGTGGTCATCACGGCCTCAACCCGCGGAGTCTCTCAGCCGGGCTTCGGCCTTCCGCTCATCCTGGGCATGGCCGGACCGCTCGGCGCCGATCGCTTTCGCCTCTACGGATCGCCTGATGCGATGGTCTCCGACGGCTTCCAATCGACCGACCCCGAGTACCGCGCAGCGTCGGCGGTCTTCGCGCAGAACCCGCAGGTGCCGAAGGTGGCGGTCGGCCGTCGCGCGACGAAGCCCACGCAGCAGTGGACGATCACACCGACGCCCGTCGATGGCCGGCAGTACGCGGTCACGCTCGACGGGAAGACGGCGAGCTTCACCTCGCGGGCGGGCGGCACGGCGGCCGTCATCATCGCGGGTCTCAAGACAGCGATCGACGCTCTGGGCCTGCCGGTTACGACGGCGGCAGAGCAGAGCGATCTGAAGATCACCGCGAATACCGCTGGCGCTTGGCACCAGATCGCGGGCTCGGATCCCGCGCTGCTTTCGCTGGTGCAGAGCACCGCGGATGCGGGCGTCGCGAGTGACCTCGATGCGATCGCCTTGGTCGATTCCTCGTGGTACGCGCTGGTCTCCTGCTTCACCAGCGCGGCCGAGTTGGCTGCCATTGCCGCGTGGGTCGAGGCGCATCAGAAGCTCTTCCTCGCCAGCACGCAGGACACGCCGGTCATCAGCAGTGCGACGACCGACGTCGCGAGCCAGTTCAAGAGCGCCGGCTACGCGCGCACGGCGCTCATCTACCATCCGGACAACGGCGCCTTCGCCGATGCGGCATGGGCCGGCAACTGCCTGCCCTTCGATCCCGGCTCGGAGACGTGGAAGTTCAAGACGCTCGCAGGCGTCGCATCGGTCCCACTCACCGACACGCAGGCTGCGAACGCCGACAACAAGAATTGCAACGTCTACACGACGATGGGGGGCCGCGCGATCACCTCCGAGGGAATCGTCTCGGCACGCGAGTACATCGACATCATCCGCGGCATCGACTGGCTGCGCGCGACCATGCAGCTCGACATCTTCCAGACGCTCGCCAATGCGAAGAAAGTCCCCTTCACCGACCCCGGCGTGGCGCTGATCGAGAAGGACGTCCGCGCGCGGCTCTCGACCGCCGTCTCGGTCGGTTTGCTCGCGGCCGATCCCGCTTACACGGTCACGGTGCCGAAGGTGAAGGACATCCCGGCGACCGACAAGGCCGCGCGCAAGCTTCGCAACGTCCGCTTCAACGCCACCGTCGCCGGCGCGATCCACTCGCTCGAGATCGACGGCCAGGTCTCGGTCTGAGGACGGGAACAGATGGTTCGGACCTACGACGCCAACAAGGTGGTGGTCGTCTTCGGCGCGAACATCCTCACGGGTTTCGCCGACGGATCGTTTCTCACCGTCGAGCGCAGCGAGGACTCGTTCACCGTCTACGTCGGCTCCTCGGGCGAGGTCGCCCGCTCGCGCTCGAACAACAAGACCGGCACGTCCACGCTCAAGCTCATGCAGACCTCGCTCTCGAACGACATCCTCTCGGCCTACATGGTGGCCGATGAGCTGAGCGGCCAGGGCATCGTCCCCTTCCAGGTGAAAGACCTGCAGGGAACGACGCTGGTGCTCGCCAAGGAATCGTGGGTGCTCAAGCCTGCGGACGCGGAGTTCGCGCGCGAGGCGGGCGAGCGAGAGTGGAAGATCCAGCACGCGGAGCTGGAAGTCTTCATCGGAGGAGTCCTGTCATGAGCAGGGTGACGGAAGAGATCGCGCTCGGCGAGCACACCTACACGGTGCAGCAGCTCCCGGCGCGGCCGGCGCTGAAGCTCTTCAACAAGCTCGCCCGGGTCGCCACGCCCGCGCTCGGGAAGCTGCTCGGCGCGCAGGGGGCGGCCAAGCTTTCCGAGCTGGACGTC